TTCACCTTATAATGCAAACATTCCGCCGCGTAATAATAATCCCAACAAATCTTGCATTTGCTGCTGCTTAGCCATTCCTCCACGATATGCTATTTGACCCATATTACTACCTAATGAACTCAAAAGATTAGTTATTTGATTAGCTCCTCCTTGACCCATTCCCATTAAATTTCCTAATCCAGCACCATATTGAGAATTTATACCAAGAACATTTTGAAGCCACTGATTTTGATATTGATTAGCTATATCTCCAGCATTTTGCTGAGCTTGTAATTGATAAGGTGTGCTTCCTATTAATCCACTAGATGAAGCTGCATTAGTAGCAGCTCTCATAGCTTGATCTTGAGCATATTGTTCTTGAGGTGAAGTTGAATATTGTTTAGTTAAATTATTAATATATTTAGCAGGATCAGACATCTTCTTTAAATAATCTTGATATTGAGGAATAGCTCCAGTTCCAGCTTCATAATATGGCTGTTGATATTCTCTAGCTTGATTATAATATTTTTCAAATTCCTTTCCTGCTTCATTATAAGGCTTAGATGGATCTCCAAATAAAGAATCAGTTACTCCTAGAGGATCATACCAAGATGCCATAATAACTCCTAAGTATCTTTTAAGGCGTAGTTGTTATAGTTCTCCAAGCACCTACATCTGCTTTTACTTGCCATACTTGTAAAGCACCTGTTCTTGGAGGACCTGCTATTAAATCTGTATTATATATCATCTGACCCTCAATTGGCGACTGTATGTCGTTTCTTTGAGCAGTAGTTAAGTTAGGAACAAATACACCATATTGTCCTAAATATGATACCAAAGTTTCACCAAAATTAGATATCCATGCCACCCATACATCATTTAAATAGTCTTGGCTATTTTTAGTTACTGGGTCATACAATGGAGGTCCATCAAAATCTACTGACATATTTACTCCGGCATCTCTTCAAATACCCAAGCAGCTCCCAATATTACAAATGGAGTCTGACTAAAAAATTCTATCTTAGGAACAAAATATTGACCCCTAGGAACAGTTCCTAATTTCCTCCATACAGTTCTAAATGATCTTTGTCCAACTGCTCCCATTTGTGCTGTCAATTTATTTCCATATGATTGACCGCCATCTTTTGAATAAGACAAAAATACCGGAGGAGGAGAAGGATCATTGAAAACATAAGTTATACTGTTTTCTGGTTGACCAGAGCTAGTAATATCAATGTAACTATTACTAATAGCATTAGCATATGTAGTTGCCAACCTAATCTGTGTTGGAGTTAATACTATAGCATAATAAATAGTATTAACTGCTAATGGTATAGGCAATATACCTGTAGATGTTACCATTACTTGATGACCAGTTACCAAAGTAGTAGGATCAGATAAAGTTAAAATATCAGTTGCTGTATCAGCAGTAAAATTTATCTTAAATTGATTTTCTATTAGCTGACCTTGTAATAAATCTAGGTGAAATCTATCTATTCTAATTCTTTTATATTCAGGAGATCCTATGGGTTTACCTATTCTCATTCTTCTTATATTTTCAGTATCATTTGTACAATTATTACTATCTACTATATACAAAACTGGTTTTATGTAATCACCATAATAATTAATGCCATTAAAGAAAAAATGAGTCTGAGCAGGATGTCTGTCACCATTTAATACTTCTTCTTCATGCCATAACTTACCTTCTTCCATAGATGGGTTGCTTATGGTTACATTATAAACAAAAGTATGATTTGCTTGGGTAAAATTCAATCTATAGAAAATAAGACCATTTTCTTTTATCAATATAGAAGAAGGATCATTTTCATTAATTAATCCTTGTTGAGAATATTGAGCTAACTGAAAATCTAAAGCTCTATTACTAACAGGAACTGATTGTGTTCCTATTACTTCCATTACTGAACCTAAACCATCTTTATCTTGCGATAAAAAAAACATTTTATCAAAACCTACTGCAACGCTAGCTCTTGATGGTGTTCCATATTCCATTAATAAAGTATTGTTTCTTCTAAAAGGCAAATTTGTACCTAATCCAGCATTTTCCCAAACTTCTGTATAATTCTGAGAAAATAAGAATAGCCTTCTATGTAATGTTCTACATGCAACAATTGTTCCTGGATGAGATGTAATTGATCCTAATTGAACTTGTCCATTATTACTTAAAGTATGAACTCCTACTCCTACTGTTGTTAAAGTAATTGGAGTTCCTCCTGGAGTAGAAGATATTTCTATAGTTGTTGGAGTAATACTAACAATATAGTATGTATCTCCTGCAACTAATGGAGCTGGTAAAGTTCCAGTAGTAGTAAATCTTATTGGAACACCAATTTGTAAACTAGCAGTACTCGTTACAGTTAAAAATGTTGTAGGAGGTCCTATAACTGTAAAAGTCATTGAAACAGGACCCCATACTAATCCCTGATTAAATTGAGATAATTGAAAAGTATTAGTATCACCATTAGCTACTACAAAAAATCCATCAAGATAGCAACAATCTATTGGTTTAGCTGGAAAACTAGGATCTGTTATTTGGACAAATGTATTTTGAATAGTATCATAAATCCATCCATTTTGACCATCAACAAACAATATTTGGAAAGTATTAGCATCTATACCCACATAACCAGTTGAATTACTAATATTACCTATAAATGCTACAGTTAATGATGAATTTATCTGAAATAGTGAATTTCCAATAATAACATATGCATTATCGTTAAATACAAAAGATGCTCTAAAACCATCTAATTGTGGGGTAAAACTAAGATTAGTATTAGTCAAACCAGAAGTAAAAATAAGAGTTTTATCTTTTTTACCTTGAGAGTCTATATATTCAAATAGGTTAATAGTACGTTCAGCACTAAACTCACTGAAGCGCTGATTATTATAGCTACCAACAATGTCATAATTAGTCCATGCCACATTAATACGCCAGTATGTTTGGCCAGTAGAAAGGTTCTGGCGCAGTCATTATTGCTGAAGGTCTAATTGTTAAATCTGTTTCATTAGAATTCTTCAGATTATTGTAATATTCTTGATATTCATCTTCTGCTGTTTGAGTCCAATTTCCAGATGGATAATAATCACGAAATTTCCTAGCTAATGCATATTTAAGAAATCCATAATAGTAAGGAGCTAATTCATTCAGATCTTGATCTTCAGCCAATGAATTAAGCATAACTTTACATTGCAAACTACAAGGATAAGGTTGATCAGGAGCTGGATAAACAGTTATAAAGCTTTCTGTAGGCTGCTTATTTAAAAATATAAATCCTGGTCTAGCATTTAAATTTTGCAACCTTACAACATTGTAATATGTAGCTTTATTAATAATCTTCATTGGATAAACAATTGGCTCAGATGCTGTTGGCTGAACAGTATAATTAGCAAATGAAAGATCAATTATTCTATCTTGATTGATATCAGCAGGAATCATATCCGATATAGAATATGTATCTTGTCCAACTGTAAAAGTAAAATTAATAGTAGTTAAGAATGGAATATAAATACTATCACTAGAAAATTTATCCAATAACTCATTAATTAAATCAAGACCAGTAGATAACATAAAGGCGTCAGGAAGCTCCCCAACGCCTAATTCACCAAGTAATTGCAGGGAACCAATGATAACATCGTTTGTGGTGCGAGTTATCTGTGGCATATGCTACCTTTTAGTCTTGTGACATATCAACATCTTGACGTACTGGATAAGCCAGATGATCAATGTCAGAGGTGATTTTCTTAGCAAGCGCTTGAGCATGAGCACCATTGCTTACCATGCAAGCATCAAACTCCATATAACGACCTTCCATAGATGGAGCTTTACCGCCCATTTTTTTCATCTTTTCTTGCTCACCTTTAACAAAGGCATTAGCAGCACTATGTTGGCTCTGAGCCATCGACTGACGTCGGTTCATTATGCTTGCGTCTTTGCCGTTTCTTAACGTGTAATCTTTCGCCATTTTTAACTTCCTCCAATAATTTCTTCGCTTCATTAGGATGCTTAAACCACTCTCCAGTCTTGAGTAGTCTTTGATATTCATCATCATCAACTACTCGCATTTCATGAACTGGGTGGTAGATACAATTAATCACTAATCACCTCTACGATAAAACTTTTACTGCATATTGTGGGTGCCACTTAAATCCGCACAAAATATCTAATCGCATAAAGTTTTGGTAACCCAGGATGTCACCAGTTTGAGTTACAGCTAAAGACAAACCAGTTTCTGGATCAACAGCTACTGAAGCGTAAGGAACTTGCAATTTGTAAAGAGGCGGACAAACAATGTCTAAACCACGAGCTGGATATGCTACGTTTACGTTATAACTCGGAACAACTGTTACAACTGCACCATTAGGAACAGGATTATCTACGTTCTGAAGTGGTGAAGATGTATTGCTATTAATACTTGGAGAAACTGTAATAGTAACAGCGCCACCAGCGGTTGAACTAGCCGGAGCAGTAATAACAAATTGCATGTTTTGTCCAGTTGATGCACGTGATAGCGGGTTAACACTATGCACGCCAGCAATAGAAATCAAATCACCAGGTAAGAAGTAATTTGCAATGCTAGCAGTAGCACCAGCTAAAACAATAACATTACCTGAAGAAACTGCACCATTTACAGTTAATGTATCACCAGGGAAATTTGTAGGACCGGCACCAGCAACGTGACGAACAATATTTTGAGATTGGAACATATCAAAATATGACAAATGACCAATTGCTGACTGACGTACAATTTCTTCGTTAAATACAGGAGTAAATTGATTAAGTAGAGCGCCTTTCAATGAAGATCCATCACGAACTGTCATGGCCATATAAGCATCAGAACTAATATTTACACCTTGCTCTAGAAGCTTAGCACCAGCTAAATCAACTGTTGTGAAGCTATTGATTGGGGTACCAGCTGTGCCAGTAAAGAAATATAGTTCTTGTTCAGCATCAGCACAAATATCACGTTCCATTTGGGTAACAATGTTCTGAATAGCTGGCTGAATGAATAAACGTGAGAAATCTTCAATACGTAAAGTAAGATCTTGTACAGTATATGCAATCAAAGCATGATATTGGTGAGCTACAGTAATATTTTCTACGGTTTCAACAATGTCTTGTGGAGTAGCTGTAGAACCATCACCAACGATAAAGTTATTTTGTCTACGAACTTGTAAGGTATCACCAATTTTATATCCAGAAGAAGTAAAATCATCTTGATAAATACGGCTACCAGTCATAATAAAAGGTGCATTGTTAGCAAACATCGCCAAAGCCGTATTTGAGACGAGTTGCGTAGTAATAAATTGATTTGGCATTTTAAAAGCTCCAATGGTTATTTAACGTATTAGGCCCATCTTTTACCACCCTCTTTCATTCGCTTACGCAAATCAGAGACAGAGGTATTTTCGTTAACGTTAGTAGAAGTAATTGGATTATTTTTAATCTGACCTAATGGCCTTGAATCTTGCGATGACTTGGCCTGCTTGCCACCACTATTCATCAAAGCAATTGC